GATCGAGCACGGGAGATGGCAAGACCTCCGATGGCCGGACGAGATCGACTCGATTATCTCCGATCCTCCGTATTCCGCCCGGACCCACAAAGGACACAACCGAGCGAAGCGATCGAGCAAGGAGACCGACCGACACTCGGACCCGTTGAGGCAACTCGATTATTCTAGCTTGTCTCCCGAGGAGGTCGAAGTCTGGGCATCCAACTGGGCTCCGAGGGTCCGAAGTTGGATCGCCGTTATGACGGACCACCATCTCGCTCCAGCTTGGGCGGACTCCTTCTCGGACGCTGGACTCTATACCTTCGCTCCGCTCCCTTGCGTCATCGTCGGGATGACGTGTCGTCTCGCTGGAGACGGTCCCTCGTCTTGGACTGTCCAACTTGTCGTCGCTCGGACCCGAGCGGCTGTCAAATGGGGCACGCTACCTGGAGCCTATATCGTCAACGCGGAACACAACAAGAGCTCCCGAATCGGAGGAAAGCCGGTCTCGCTAATGGGACAGATCGTCCGAGACTATTCGAGACCCGGAGCTCTCGTCGTCGATCCTTGCGCCGGAAACGGGACGACTCTCGTCGCAGCGTCCGAGCTAGGTCGGAGGGTTTGGGGATGCGATGTCGACTCCGATTGTGTCGCTCAATCGACCGAGAGACTCCGGATCGTGAAAGCTCAAGCCCAGCTTTTCGAGACTCCCGTCCAACTTTCAATCGAGGACAAGTGAATCAATATCCGGAGAAGCTAAATGAGTTGGCTCTTTTCGCAGGCGCTGGAGGAGGAATCCTGGGAGGACATCTCCTCGGATGGCAAACCGTTTGCGCGGTTGAACGAGATCGATATGCCGCATCGATCTTGGCTCAAAGACAAAACGACGGACTCCTTCGTCCTTTCCCGATCTGGGATGACGTTTGCACGTTTGACGGAAAGCCGTGGAGAGGAATTGTTGATGTCGTATCTGGAGGCTTCCCGTGCCAAGACATCTCGGTCGCCGGAACTAGACTCGGATTGTCGGGAGAACGCTCCGGACTCTGGAGAGAGTTCGCTCGCATTATTGGCGAAGTTCGACCGAAGTTCGTCTTCGTGGAAAACTCTCCAGTACTCACTCGCCGAGGACTGGACGTCGTCCTCGGTGACTTGGCCTCGCTCGGGTTTGATGCGGCATGGGACGTGTTGGGCGCTGTCGACGTCGGAGCTCCGCACAAACGAGATCGGATCTGGATCGTCGGTCAACTGGCCGACTCCGACCGCTCAAGACGCGTGCAACAACGGAGGCCCGTCGCAGATGCACAGGAACACAAAGCCGTTGAACGCGGAAATTGGTGGGCCACTGAACCCGGAATGGGTCGAATGGCTCATGGGCTGGCCAATAGGGTGGACCGATTGCGCGCGATTGGAAACGGACAGGTTCCTGGAGTGGCGGCTCTCGTTTTCGATCTGCTAACGAGGAGGCTACATGACACGCAAGCCTGATCACGGTCGTCTATACGATGCGCTTGCCGAGCGTGTTTGGGCGGCGATTGAGGAGTCTGACATATTTCGAGAAACAGTTTTCAAGCTGATCGCGGAATATCTGAAACAACATGCCGAGATTGAGAACGATGAAGAACCGTCATCTCCGAGGATCAACTCTCCCTCGAATAACCGGAGCGCTTCCAAGACGCTTCCTCGCACGCGCGCGCGTTGATCAACGTCTAGTCCTTCTAGTCCTTCTAGTCCCTCATCTCTAATCCCTAGACTTGACCTTCTCCATCCCCCCCCCTGGAACTTGGTCCCCCCCTTATCACACACACTCCGCAAGCGTCAACCCTATGTCCAAAATTGATCATCCCGAGTTCCGAAAAGCCAAGAACGACGGGAAGTTATGGGAGAGGCTGGAGAACGAGACCGAGAAACAATTTCTCGCTTTCAAACAATATCGAGACCTCTCTCCGATAGACCGCTCAACTCTGGAAGCGTACCGGAGACACACGGGAAGAACGGAAGTTTTCGTCGCTTCTTCGTGGTTCTATGAGCTCTCCACAAAGAACAGATGGAAAGAGAGAGCCGCCGCTTTCGATCAATACCTGGACCGACTCCAATGGGAAGCCGAGACAGACGAGCGTCTCAAAGCTCGGAAGCTCCGGAGAGCGGTCCTCATCACCGCGCAAAAGAGACTCGGAGAAGCGCTCGTCTCCTTCGACTTCGGGAAAGCGACAGCCGGAGATGTCGCTCGATTGCTGGACGTCATCGCTCGGAATCTCCGGGAGGAGTATTCCGATCAACCCGAACATCGTGCCAAAGTCACGCTCGTCAACGGAGGCTCCTCCGAGCTCGTCCAGCTAGCAGACGCCGCGTCGACGATGACAGACTCCGACATCGTCTCCGAGTATCGACGGTTGACCGGGACTCCATCGAAAGCGATCGGGAACGACTCGGAGGACTCCGGCCATGACGAAGAAGCTAACTAGCTGGGAAGCGGACGTCTCTCGGGAGATTCGACGACGGATCGACCTCGTCTCCAAGTTGGACTCCTCCGAGCGCTCTCGGTCGATTGCAAGACAAGCGATCCGAGATCCCGTCTCCGGACTGGAGACCTTCGTTCGGGATTGGGCTTGGACTTACGATCCCAGAAACAAAGCTCCGACTCCGAAAGAGCTCCCGCTCGTTCTCTGGGACAGACAAGCGGAGTTCCTCAAGTGGCTCCAGCGAGTCGAAGACTCCGGAGACGATGGAGTCGTCGACAAGTCCCGAGACGTTGGAGTCTCTTGGCTCGTCGTCGCTTTCTATGTCTGGCGATGGCTAACCGTTCCCGGTTGGGCTGGAGCTATCGGCTCCAGAAAAGCCGACCTCCTCGATCGACTCAACGACCCGAAGTCGGTCTTTTGGAAAGTTGAGTTCTCGATCCGGATGCTCCCGGATTGGATGCGTCCTCCCGGATTCGAGATGAGGAAACATCGAAGCTACTCTCGGATCATCAATCCCGAGACGAACGCAACGATCACCGGAGAAGCCGGTCCAGAGATGGGACGAGGAGGACGGTCGTCGCTCTATTTCCTGGACGAGTTCGGAGTCATGCCGAGAGCGGCTCAAGTCCGAGCCGCTGTCGCAGACAACGCACGGTCGATCCTTTACGCTTCGACAGCAACCGCGCCAAATACGGAGTTCTTCCGGATCGTGCATGAAGACTCGATCCCTCACTTCCGACTGTCTTGGAAAGACGACCCGAGAAAGGACGAATCGTGGCGAGACGACTACGTCCGGAAATACGGTCTCTCGATCACCGCTCGGGAGGTCGATATTGATTACAGCGGAGGAGGAGACGACCTCATCATCCCGTCCGATTGGGTCCGAGCGGCTGTCGATCTCGATCTCGGTCCCGAGTCCCAGTCCGGTCCGAAGGTCATCGGATTCGACGTCGCAGACTCCGGAGAGGACGAGACAGTCATCGTGGAGAGACTCGGTCCAGTCGTCCGATCAATCGAAGCTTGGAGAGGTCGGAATCCCGTCGACTCCGCAGCGATTGTGCTCGATAAAGCTCGGACGTCCCGAGTCTCCGTCGTCCGATTCGACTCAATCGGAGTCGGCGCCGGAGTCTCTGGAGCGTTCGCTTCTCACGATTCGCTCCCGTTCCGAGCGGTCGGAGTCAACGTCGGAGTCTCTCCGACCTCGGTCTCCTACTCGGACGCTCCGGAGAGAGTCGCAAGAGAGCGATTCGCTAACCTCAAAGCGGAGCTCTGGTGGTCTCTCCGTCTCCGTTTCTGGGCGTCCTGGAGATACATGCAAGGAGAGCCGGTTCCGGTTGAGGAGTGTATCTCGATCCCGAACGACGCAAAGCTCATCTCCCAGCTATCTGTCCCGAAGATACAAGCGAACGAACGAGGTCTCCTCAAGATCGAATCGAAGGAGAGTCTCCGTCGACGAGGGACGTCGTCTCCGGACCGAGCGGACGCTCTCGTCCTTGCGTTTGCCGATGTCGTCTCCGACCTCCGGTCCGGGATCGTGGTACATGGGCAGACTGTTACCTCCAGCGAGAAACTCGCCCAGACTCGGAAGATCGTCGAAGGAGGCAACGGACGAGGTCGGTCGCAGTATGAGCGGAGATGACTCCTCCTCCGTTCTCTGGCATGGTCATCCCGAACGTCCGTCAAGTGCCGGACGAAACAACCCGGAAAGACCATGACAGTCCGAAAGACAATCCCAGTCGATCAAGCGAAAGAGCTCCTCCAGTTTGCCGAGCAAGCGCTCGGACGTCCCGTCGAAGTCGGAGAGTTATCGACCGAGCTTCAACGAGTCTGGAAGACAGCGAGAGCCGCAACGCATAACGCGGACCGAGCTCGTCGGACCGCGCAAAGCCAAGCGCAACGAGACGACCTCTCGAAAGCTCGTCGGACGGTTGCGGAACGTCTCGGACGCTCCGACCTCCTCGAAAGCGTATATCGACAAGGACGACCCGAGTTCGCAGATTCGACGGACGCTTTCCTTCATCTCCAGCGTCCGGACGGTTCTCCAGTCACTTCGGAGACCCGAGAGCGAGAGTTGTTCACTCGGGCTGGAGTGAGTCCCGTTTCGACCTCGGACGGAATCGAGCCGGTCCCGTTCGATTATTCGACCTTGACGGGAGTCACTGGAACTCCGTTCGCTGGAGGGACTCCGTCGGTTGAACTCAACGCGGATCTTTATCCGTATCGAGGACGCGGTCTCTCTTACGATCAAGGTCAATTCATGGCCGCTTATCGGAGCGACAGCGTCATCCGAGAGGGAGTCTCGAATCTCGTCTCTGTCATGGCTGGAGCGACAATCGAAGTCGAAGCTCCGTCCTTGTCCGAGCGTCAAGCCGAGCTCCTCGGAATTGACCGGGATCAACTGGACCTCGTCGCAGAATCGATCAACGTCGATCTCCAGTTCGGACGAGTCGACTTTGAGGACGCTTTCGAGCAATTGCTCCGAAGCGGAATCATCAACGGGTTTGGACTTTACGAGTTC